AAAATCAAACCCATCCCCTTTGAGCATGGACCAAACAGCGGCGAAGAAATTCCCGATGTTCTTGGCCATGTTCACAAACACGCTGCTGGTGAAGTTCCAGAGCGTGGTGAAGATGTCCCGCCAGTTGCCGGCAAACCAGTCCAGCAGCGCTGGGATGACTTCGGTGAAGGTGTATTGGATCTGATTGCCGGTGCGCACGACGAACAGGGCAACCTCGGTCGCGGCCAGTGCGGCCACGTCGCGCCAATGGAGGAAGGAATAGGCCAGTGTGTTCATCACCAGCGTAATCCCATCCATGAACCACTTGCTGATGGCGTAAAGCGATTCAAACACCCCGCTGACGGTCCCATGGGCCTCCAGGCTGCTGAGGCCAAGGGCATTCATTGCCCAATTCCAGGCAGAAACCAAAGCCTCCCCTACAGTGGCCACGATGTCCCATACGGCCGTGAAGACCGATGAAGTGGCGTTCCAAAGGGCCATGTAGTAGGCGGCCACGGTCGCAACGGTGGTCTGCCAGTGGGTGATAATGAAGTCCGCAAGGAACTGAACGATGGGGGCGACAAAGTTGTAGATGCTGGTGAATACCCCCACGATGCTGTCCCAGATTCCCTTGGCAAAGCCCACGATGATCGGGGCAACTCGCGACACAAAGCCGGTCAAGGTGCTGCCGAAATTCCCCACCGCACTGGTGAATGATGCCAAGGCCTCGCGCAGTCCAAAGGCATCCACCACCGTCTTGACCAGCCCGGCGGCCGCCAAGCCGATGTTGTCGGTGAGGGTAGACCACAGACCCGCCAGCGTGTGGCTCTGCTTTTCCATCATGCCGGCGAACTGCCCACCGGTTTTTGTGAGGCTGCCCAGTGCGGCGTCCACCTGGGGAAAGCCGATCTTACCGGCGGTCACCAGCCCAGCCACCTGGCTTTCAGAAACGTGGAGCGTGTTGGCCAAGGCTCGATAGATGGGGATGCCGCGCTCGGCCATTTGATTGAGGGTTTCCCCGGTCAACTGGCCCCGGGATTTGATCTTCCCGTAAATGGCGGCGATGTCTTCCAATGGAGCGCCGATGCCGGCGGAAATATCGCCCAGCATCTTCAGCTTGTTGGTCATGTCCGCAGCGCCAACGCCAAAGGCCAGCAGCTTTTTGGCGCTGGCGGCAATCTCGGGAAATTCAAACGGCGTCTGGGCGGAAAACTGCGTCAACTGGTCCATCAGGGCCTGGGCGGCCTGTCCACTGCCCAGCATGGTTTCAAAGGCCACCCCCACCTGTTCAAGCTGGGCGGCCAAGGTGATGCCCGATGCGGCCCCCTTGAATGCGGCAAATACCGCCCCAATGCCACCGGCAATCCCGGTGAACTTCAGAACCGTGCTGCCGGCGGATTTGACCGAACCGACAAAGCTGTTGACGCTGTTCTGGGCACCTTTGAACGCATTCACGAACGGGGCAACCGTCGCGCCCAGCACAACCGAAAGAGAAGAGATTTTCTTTGCCACTACGCTATCCTTTTCCTCTGCCGGCGGATGTTTGACCGGATGCTGTAGGCTTCCAGCCTTGCCGCGTCGGCTTCGGGGGTGTGGATGTCCTTGCCAATGGTGATGTCAAAATCCCGCTCGCGCAGCTTCTTGCGGCTGTGGGCCTGGGCAGTGATGAAGCTCAGGCGGGCAATGCCGATCCGCATGGCCTGCCAGCCGGTGGGGTTCAAGCTCAAATAGTCGGCCCATTCACAGAACTGCTCATGGGTCAACTCTTCCAGCAGTCCATCCACGTCTGCCCGCCCCAGCGCCAAAGCCAGTCCCAGCGCCACTTGCCGCTGCGGGTCGGCTTTGAGGCGGGCTATTCTTTTTTTTGGTCTTGTTTCACCAGCCCGGAGATTTCCATCACCCTGGATGCGATGGTCTGGATGGTGTCAAAATCCACCTCGGCCAGATTGGCGGTGTCGGCGTCGTCAAATACCCGGTTTCCCGCATCGTCGATCACGCAACGGCTGACGATGTACCGAAAGCCGGCCATGGCGTTGGCTTCGCTGGCATAGTTCTTTCGGATCGTCTCCACCTCGGCGGCGGTCAACTTGCGAATACCGATGTCCTGCCCACCGTCCAGGGTCACCAGGTGGCGGGGCTGGCGGCGTGCGAAGAATGCTTCTTTGTTCATTGCATACCTCAATTCAAAAGGGCAACCCCCACCCCCCTATGGGGGTTTACGATGCCGTGCCGGCGGTGAAGATCATTTGCCCGCTGACCTGAATTTCCGCTTCCACCGTCACGCCGTCTTCCAGCGCCAGAGGGAGGTCATGCTTGGTCATGAACCCATCGAACACGGCGGTAGAACCATCGGGGAAGGTCACCTTCCAGGTCTTGGTGGCGTCGGCCCGCGTGGCGGTGTCGGCGGCAAGCTGGTAAATGGTTTCCAGGGCCGCAAACTGGGCGGCGGTGTAGATGTAGGAAAAGCTCACCGTTCCCGGCTCATAGAGGGCGGGGATGTATTCTTTATGGAAGTCGGGGGAATCATCGTTGGTGATTTCCGCCGTTCCAAGCTCCCGTTCGGGCAGCTTCACTTCGGTGGTTTTGCCCACACTGGTGTAGGTAGACCCGCCGTCGCTGCTGTAGGCGATGTGCTTCCCGTAACCAATGATCGGATCGGTCGATTCTGCCATGATGCAAGTCCTTTCTTAATCCCGGTATTCCGCGATCAGGTCGATGGAATACCGGCAAATTCCGCTGTTCTCGCCCCCGGAACGCTCCGGCGGCTGATGGCGTTCGTTGTCGATGTAAATCCGCTCGATGGCGGTGCTTTGAACCGTCCCCTTGTATCCATCCATCCCGGCCCGGATCGCGCTGGCGATGGTGCGGCCGGCGGATGGTAAATCGGTAAAAATGTCGATCTGGTACATGGCCTGGGATAGGCCGATGTCCCCATCGTCACTGTAGCGGCGCTGGGTGCGCAGCAGCATGTATCCCACTCGCGGGAGTTTGGTCAGGTCGGCCGGCTGGTACGGCTGGGCGGCCGGTTTGATCTTCACCATCTGGGCGCTGGCGAAGATGGTTGCCCCGGTCGCGTAGGTCGAAAGCAAGCTGGCGATGGCTTCATCAATCATTTGGAAGCCTCTTTTTCGATCTCGGCGGCCAAGGTCTGGCGATAGACGGTCTCGGCCTGCGGCATCGCCTCCGCTGAAGCTCGCCGCATGTACCCGCTGGGTGGAACAAACGTCCCATCCGGCGCGATATGGCCTTCCTCAACCAGCCAGTCGATGTTTGACGGCCGCTTTTCGTCGGTGGCCAGTTTGTCGGCGTCGGCCCCAACGATCCCGGCAAGGTTCAACCCCTTGCCATACACCTTGCTGGTCTGCATCCGTCGTAAAACCCCTTCATCGACGGGCGTGGCGGCTTTGACGGCCTTCAGCAGAACCTTTGTTCCAGCGCGGATGGCCTTACGCTGGGCGCGGCGTGCGCCGGCCCGCTCCAGCCCCTGGAGCTTATTCAACAGACGATCAAAGCCTTTGACCTTGACGCTCATTCGCTCACCGCCTGACAGGTGATGTTCAATTCCACGCCCCGGGCGTTGACGTCGATCAGGTCGATGATCTGCAACGTGTTGGTGATGCCCCGCGAATCTATCCATTTGATCCGCCACGTCGGCAGGATGTCCGGATCGAAGCGCAGCTTCACAATGTGCGTGGTGGCCAGTTGAACCCCCCTGGCCCGCTCCAGTTCCATCGCTCGCAAAGGGCGGACGTTGGCCCAAACGTCCGATTTAGCAACCGCCCACGTCAACACCTGCTCGCCGGCGGCGTTGGTGGTGTACGTCGGCTCCTCGAAGTCGATGCGGTGACGTAGTTCGCCGGCATTCATCAGCCCACCCCCACACTGCGGCATTTGAGGCGATAGAAGTCCTCCAGGCTGTGGGGGATGATCGTTTTGGTCTTATCGGTGATGCTCTCGCGGTTTTCCCAAAGCGTCCCCACGTGCATCAGGATGGCAAGGCGGATACTGGATGGAATGGTTTGGGCTGAAGCATAGCCGGCCTGATAGGTGATGCTGATGGGGTATTGGATCGACCGGGTCAGCACGATCTGGGCGGTGTGGCCGGTGTGTTTGATTTCATATTCAGTGGTGGCTGCCCCGTCGCGGTCGGTGATGGTCTGCACCTCAATCAACGGCCCCCGGGGCAGGATCAGGGCTTCACCATCATAGAACGTAGCCCGGATGGTCCTGGGCATCAGGGCGGCGCTGAGTTTCTCTTCAGCGTAATCCGTCGCCGCGGCGATAAAGTTGTCCAGCCAGCCACTGTCTCTTCCATCCAGGCGAAGATGATCCACCACCTCCTGCGTCGATACCGGGGTATCGGTGGGTGGGATGGTGACGGACCATTTGGTTGGCTGGGTGGTGTTGCTCATTTAATTGCTCTGGGCGGCCTTTTCAGCGGCGGTCAGCTGGCGTTTGCTTTTGTCCTGGCCCTTCGTTTCGACCGGCGCCGGCACCTGCTCGGCAACCGCTGCCCCGATGTATTGTCTGGCGGTCGCGTCCTCCACGTCATATTCATGACCACGGCGGAACACCTGCCGGGTGGTGGAAAGCGTTTTTGTGAATCGAATTTTCATCATTTATCCGTGTGATTTTGGACAAAGCCTGTGGGGGTCTACGCCAAACCCCCACAGGCTGGGCAACAACAACTATCAACTAGGCTGAGCAAATTAGCTCGCTGGCGTCTTCAAGGTGGCCATGGCGGCGGGGTCATACCCATAGGCGTGATAGCCAAACAGATTAAAACCCGTCTGATTCGGCTTGGCCGGCACCTGGGTGTACCTGGCAAGGTTCAAGTCACCCGCATCGCGCAACTTAAAGCCCATGAACGATGCGACGATCCCCACCACCTTGGACGCGCCGAAGGCCTCCAGGTAGTCGGATCGTAAAACCGGCGTCCCGTTGAACCGCAACAGCGATTCGTTCTGCGGGTCTTTGACCAGCACGGGGTGGCCGTCGTCGCCCACCAGCTTTTCGGCGGCCGAAAAGGCGGCGCTGCCCAGAATGATCACCTTCAGGCGGTCATAGCGCTTGGGCAGCTTACGGTTTAAGTCCACCAGATTGTCATAGGTGAACCCGGAGGTGGTGGCGGTCGCAACGGTCTGGGTGATGCCAGCATCGGCGATGATCGCGGCGATGGCGGCCGATTCCAGCCCCAGTTCCTTGGCGTACATCAGGTCCTGGTTGATATAGGTCACCAGGTCAAAGCCAGTGGCGTTCAACTGCAGATTGCTGAAATACGCCGAACCGCTCTGATACGTCCCGATATTCAACACAATCGAACCGCTGAGGCTCGGGGCGTTTTCGGTTTCGCTACTGGCGTTCTCCGCAACCAAACCACCGGCGCTGGTGCTGAGAACCGGAACGGTCAAGGCCTCGGTGGTGGTGGTCGTTACCGGTTGCAGGCCATAGATGGCCAAGCCTTCCCGGAAGACGTTCAACGCCGACGGCACCGACGGCAACGCAATAGACTTGGGCAGCAGCGCCTCGGAACTGGTGGCGGTGGTGATGGTCGCAAACTTGCGGTCCATTTCGCCGGTCGCGGCCCAGCGGTTGAGCGCCCGCGAAAATTCCGCCCGGTCGATCTTGGCAGGATCGGCGAACTGGCTCTGCCGCTCGGTCTGATCGAACTCTTCCTTGCCGGGCGGGTTGGTGGGTTTGGTCACCTT